AGCCATGGTGAAAACCATGATCGGCTACGGCATTCCGTATTCCGAAATTTCAAACATTCTAAAAATTGACCTCAAAACAATGCGCAAATATTATCGCGACGAAATGGATACGGGAGCCACCACCGCTAACGCCGCCATGGCGCAAAACCTGTGGAAAAAGGCGATGGGCGACGGACCCAGCGCCGTCAGCGCGACAATCTTTTGGCTCAAGTGCCGCGCCGGATGGCGAGACGTGGCGCCGATGGAAGATCCAGAAAAGGGGCTGACCATTAAGGTTATTGGCGGTCTGCCTGATGTCTGAAATTGTTGTGAAGCTGCCCGAACTGCATGCCGGGCAGGTGGGCGCGTTTAAGATGCTCAACGCAAACGGGAAGCCCGCGCGATTTCGCGCGATCCGCTGCGGACGCCGCTGGGGCAAAACCTCGATGGCAAAAACTATGGCGGGCGACCGCATCATGAAGGGACGCATCCAAGGCTATTTTGTCCCGGCGTATAAATACCAAACCGAAATTTACGACGAGCTTCTGGACATGCTTCGCCCCGTGGTGAAGTCGCACAATAAAACCGAAGGCATCATCCGGTGCATCACCGGGGGGCGGATTGAATTCTGGACCCTGGAAAACGAAAGCGCAGGCCGATCCCGGAAATATCACGATATTTATATCGACGAGGCTGCGTTCACAAAGCCAAATATGATGGACATTTGGAACCGCGCCATTCAGCCTACGTTGCTCGACTACAAAGGCACGGCCACGGCACTCAGCAACGCGAATGGCGTCGATCCCGATAATTTCTTCTGGCGCATCTGCAACGAGCCGGAGCACGGATTTTCCGAATTCCACGCGCCCACAGCCAGCAATCCCTACATGCCGCAGGAGGAATTAATCAGGCTGGAGGCGGAGCGCCCGCCCCTGGTTTGGAAGCAAGAATATCTTGCGGAATTCGTGGATTGGTCCGGCACGCAATTCTTCAAGCTGGAAAACCTGCTCGACGAGAACGGCGCCCCGGTAGAATACCCAGCGCAATGCGCTGGCGTGTTTGCTGTGGTTGATACCGCCACCAAGACCGGGAAACACAATGACGGCACCGCCGTGATTTTCTGCGCCCGTGGCGCATACGGCATGAAGCCGGAATTGATTATCCTCGACTATGAAGTCTGCCAGATTGAAGGCGCGCTGCTGGAACACTGGCTTCCCAACGTCTTTGCGAGGCTGGAGGAATTCTCCGCCCAATGCGGCGCACAGATCGGCAACCTGGGCGTTTGGATTGAGGACAAGGCATCCGGAATGGTGCTGCTGCAACAGGGCGTCAGACGCGGCTGGAACACGCACAGCATCGATAGCAAGCTGACCAGCCTAGGCAAGGCGGAACGCGCCATTTCCGTTTCCGGCTACGTCCACCAGGGCAAGGTTAAATTTTCTCGCCACGTTTACGAAAAAACGATGATATACAAAGGAGCGACGAGAAATCACCTTATGCAACAGGTTTTGACGTTCACGCTAGGCGTCAAAGACATGGGCGAGGATGACCTGCTCGACGCATTCTGCTATTCCATCGCTATCGCACTAGGCAATCAGGAGGGCTTTTAATGGCCGACGCGGTTCAAATGTTAGCCCTAGCCCTAGCGCGATATGGTTACGACGTGCCTGCGCATACTATCCGAGCGGCGCTGGCCATGGCGCGGGTTGCTGTGAGCATTCCGCCTTCTGGCCCCATGGACGATCATCTGGCGGCGCACCGACGCCTATCTGAGAAAGGCGTAGACTGATGTCTGTTATTACCGTTACCGGCGCCAATCTTGGCGGATCGCTGCAAAGCCTGTTGATGGCCGATGAACTGGTTCCCGGCTCCGACGTTAGCTATCAACTTTGCAAAACCATCTACAGCTATCATCCGCTGGGCAGAAAGATGGTCGATGCGCCCATCTCCATGGCGCAGTCGCAAAAGCGGCAAATCAGCATCCAGAACGCGCCCGAAGCGCGCGTGCGCGAAGCCTTTGAAACCGAATGGAAGCGCGTCCACGCCGACAAATACATCGCCCAGCTTGGCAGCATCGCCCGCATCTACGGCGTCGGCTCCATCATCATTGGTGCGGACGGTGTGGACAGCGAAGCTGAATTGCCGCTCGACCGTCTGGGCGACCTGAAACTTTATTTTAACATCCTCGACCCGCTGAACACGGCTGGCTCGCTGGTGCTCAACCAAGACCCGAATTCCCCAGACTTTCTAAAATCGGCGGCGATCACGGTGGCGGGCAAGCCTTACCATCGCAGTCGCTCCGTCGTGCTGATGAACGAGCAGCCGGTTTATATTGAATACACCACCAGCGCTTTTGGTTACGTTGGTCGCTCCGTGTTCCAGCGCGCTTTATACCCGCTGAAATCCTTCGTCAGCACGATGGTCACGGACGACATGGTGGCGCGGAAGGCGGGTTTGATCATCGCCAAGCTCAAGGCGCCCGGCTCCATCATCGACAACGCCATGCAGCGGATGGCGGGCATCAAGCGCCAATTGCTCAAGGACGCGCAGACCAACAACGTCATGTCTATCGACCTGACCGAAAGTGTCGAAAGCCTCAACCTGCAAAACGTAGATGGTGCCGGGACTTTCGCTCGCACCAACATCCTCAAAAACATCGCCACCGCTGCCGATATGCCAGCCAAAATGCTCGACAACGAAACTATGACGGCGGGGTTTGGCGAAGGCACCGAAGACGCCAAAAACATCGCACGCTATATCGACGGCATGCGCGAGTGGCTTGAACCCGCGTATGCTTTCTTTGACGAAATCGTAATGCGTCGCGCTTGGAATCAAGATTTCTACGCAACCATCCAAGCCGACTTCCCCGAATATCAGGACGTTTCCTATACCGACGCTTTCTACCGTTGGAAAAACGGCTTCGTGGCGACGTGGCCCAGTCTGCTGAAAGACCCGGAAGCCGACACCAAGGCAGAAGACGTGCGCCAGAAAGCTATCATTTCAATGATGCAGGTGCTCCTGCCGATGATGGACCCGGACAATAAGTCACGCCTCATCGAATGGGCAGTGGACAGCAGCGGCGAGAACAAGACGCTGTTTCCGCAGCCTTTAGTGCTGGATTACGAGGCGCTGGCCGAATACGAGCCGCCGCAACCGGCAGAGCAGCCCGGCATGCAGATGCCAAAGCCAGAGCACATCTGAATGGACGATGAAGTCTGCCATCTGCAGGATGTTGCCGCGTGTCGAAAGGCGGCGGATGAACTGCGCGCTCAGCAGTTGGTCATGATGCAATATCTGAGAGACCTCAATATCGAGATTGAGGACATTGAACTGAAAGCCATGCAGGCGCTTGAAACCATTGCGGACCTAAGCCAGCGCATTGAGGAACTGGGCCAGTGAACTTCTACGAGACCGTCACTGCCGCCGTGCGCGACATCACCGATAACGGTTACGATCCGCTGCGCGTTGATCAATGGCTGACGCTCATCAAGCAGGCGGCAGAGCAGTCTTTGACGCCCACGGCGGTGATGGAGCGAACCCTGCGCGCGTCCCTGGCCGGAATTTACAAGCGATATGTGGACAAGGGCGCAATCCTCAAACTCAACCCAGGCGTGTCGCGGTTCACGCTGGACCAAATCAAGCCCAAGCTCCGCACCGAACTTGACCGGCGGATTATGGCCAGCGCCCAGCTTATCCGGCTCAACCGCGAAGCTGCGATCCAAAAAACCCTGCAACGGTTCAGCGGCTGGTCCACCTCGATTCCGATGGGCGGGTCCGATGTGGTGGACAAGAACGAAACCAAGGGCGACATCAAGAAATCGCTCAAACAGCTTCCGTTCGAAGAACGCCGCGTGATCATTGACCAAGGCCACAAGCTGGTGGCGTCCATCTCCGAAATCCTGGCGACAGACGGCGGCGCTATCGCGGGCGAGTGGCATTCGCACTGGCGGCAGAAAGGCTACAACTACCGCAAGGATCACAAGGAGCGGGATCGCAAGGTTTACGCCATGCGCGGAAGCTGGGCCATGAAATCTGGCTTGATGAAGTGTGGTCCGGCGGGATACACCGACGAAATCACGCAGCCCGGCGAAGAGGTGTTTTGCCGGTGCTGGTATCGCTACATTTACAGCCCGCGTTATCTGCCCGATGACATGGTGACCGAAAAGGGCAAGGCGAAGCTGGAAGGATCGAGCAAGTGAAAACCATCGCAGACGCCATTGGCCGCATTGAGCAAACCCTGGCACGCCAGGACAGCGAAGCGAAGCCGCTGAAATCAAAAGCGGGCGGGCTGACGGAAGCCGGGCGCAAAGCATATCATCGCGAGACCGGCGGCACGCTTCGCCCGCCTACCAAAGACAAGAAAAACCACAGGCACAAGTCTTTCTGCGCCCGCATGAAGGGCATGAAAAAAAAGAACACCGGCAGCGAAGCCGCGCACGATCCGGACAGCCGCATTAACAAGTCTCTCCGTCGCTGGGGTTGCTGACCATGAAAACCATCGTCGATGCGCTTGGCCGCATTCAGAAAACCTTGAACGCTCCAAAACTGAAATCCGCCATCGCGCGTATGGATGCGACGCTGGCTCGCGCCGATGCCGATTTCAGCGAGGACGACCATCCTCGCGGACCCGACGGAAAGTTTGCGGCAAAAGGTGGAATTTCAGGAGCGGCAAAGCACGGCGTTGAGGCATACAAAAAGACGTTGAAAGCTGGTGCGGCGATGAAGCCGCAAGGCTTGATTAAAAGCATGATCAAGTCGGGCCAATATTCCGAAAAAGACATTTGGGAAGCGGCCAAGGACACGTTTGGTCTGTCGGACGACAAGAAAAAATGGGTTAAGCATTCCTATTACGATTTGAAACACAAAAGCGGCGACAAAAATTTTCCGCCAATTCCCAAAGAATCCACGGTGGGCATGGAGCCTGAGCCTGCGGCAGCGCCCGAGCCTGCGCCCGTTCCTGCGCCTGCACCACCACCGCCGCCGCCACCACCCCCGCCGCCAGCGCCGCCGCCTGTGCCGCCCCCAGCGCCCGTCCTCCCAAGCGTCAAAAACGAATTGACGTCGTTGCAATCCGCATGGGCAAACGTCCTACCCGAAAACAAGCCCATCCTTGAAGGCAAAGAGAAGGAGTTGCTGGACGCGCTGGATCACACCAAATTCAGCACCACCGACGAAATGCTGGAAGCCATTAAGGCGCTGGAACCTATCCCGTTTCCGGTGGGAATGGGTCAAACTTCGATGAATAATTTCATCGAAAAAGTAAAAAACAAATACGGGGTTTCCGTGCCTGCGTCGCCTGCAACCAGCACGCTTCCCGCTGGCGCAAGCAAAAAGTTACAGGCCGAGACTTATGCTAAGGCTAAAAAAGCCGGACATCACTCTTTTGAAACTGTTTCTAAGTTTGAAGATGCGTCTGGCAACAAGGTTAAGTCTCGCCTAGTTGTTGACACGGAAAATATTCCATACGACGGGTTTGCAAAAGTCACTGCGGCATATGGCAATGATACAGACGCCATGACGCAAGCCGTTGATTCTGCCATGGATATATATGCGGACGAAGTAAGAAAATCACTTACTTTGGAAGAAAAAAGTGCAATTTCTGATTATCAAGGCAATTTCTACAAGCCTGTTAATAAACAACTTTTGGGGCAGCTTTCACCAAGCTCAAACGTAACAAAAGTTATCAATGAAATTAAAGGTGCAATTGCAAAAAACTTCGTACCAGCAGAAACTCCCGCATGGCGAGGATTGACTTGCTCTATGGAGGAGTTGACCGGAACCAATAACGTGCAGGAAATGGTTGGGCGCGTTTTTGAACATAAAAACTTTTGCAGCGTTTCCAGAAGCATACAAACTGCCAAATTTTTTGGCGAGAAAACCATGCTACGCTTCACTGTTCCAGCCGGAGTAAATGGCATTGTAATGACCGGTCAGAACGGCGGAGAACGTGAGATTGTTTTAGACTCCAGATCAATGTTCCGCGTTGACAGAGTGGAACAAACAGTTACTACTTACGGCGAAGTGC